TGTTTATACCGAAATCATCGCTAAAGAAACCGTCAACATCAACAATCCTGATGCCGTGATCTTTGCTATCCGTGAACAGCCCGCATATCAGAAACGGTTTGCCGGTAACGCTGCACGTCTAAAGAAGGGCTTGTCTGAACTTGATCCAGCTTCATATATCGGTTTAGAAAACCAGTTCCGTCAAACCTTGCAATCCAACGGTTTGCCAGCAAACTTCTATGACCAGACAGATGACTTCAAAGCCTTTATCGAGGGTGACGTTTCCCCATCAGAACTAAACGAGCGTGTTCAGCAGGGTTATCGTGCTGTCGCTGACGCTGACCCAGCGGTTAAAGAGCAGATGAAAAACCTGTACGGGGTGTCCGAAGGGCAGTTAGCTGCATACTTCCTTGACCCGCAACGCACAGCCCCACTACTCACCCGCCAGGCACAGGCCGCCAATATCGCAGCCCGTGGCTTAGAGCAGGGTGGTATTCAGTTGACTGGTCAGTTCGCTGAGGACCTGGCTCGACGAGGTATTACTGAACAGCAGGCTCGCGCAGGCTTCGCTGAAGTCGGCGGGTTAGGCGAACTAAAACAGACTTTCGCGGGTGAAACAGCACTATCGGGTGAACAGTTGGCTGGTGCGGCGTTCGGGATTGATGTCGCCGCGCAACAAGAGTTGGAGCGTAAACGTCGTTTGCGTACAGGTGAGTTCGCTGGTGGCGGATCATTTGCTCGGACAACTGGTGAAACATCAGGCTCCATTTCTACTTCGGTAGGTAAAGCGCAATAGCATACTTGACACTGTCAGGTGAAGTGTGTGTATACTAGGACTGTTCGGTAACGGACACCATTGGAAAGCCCCCGATTTCAATGTGCAAAAGGGGTGAGACTTGCAGCCATTCGGGAACCTCCAGCCGAATGTGGGCAGAAGGAGTGGGTCATGTCAGATGCAAACTACGAGTTTGAGGATGATGCAGTTCAAGACCAGCAGCAATCGAAGGACCCTGTGCGAGCGCACTTGCGGAAACTTGAAGCCGAAAATAAGGCTTTACGTGAGCAGGCAGCGGAAGCAGAGGCAGCCCGACGAGAACTTAACTTCGTGAAAGCGGGCGTAGACCCCAACGATCCGAAGTACAAGTATTTCGTTAAAGGCTACGACGGTGATCTATCACCGGAGGCGATTCGACAAGCAGCAGAAGAAGCAAGTCTCATACCAAGTCAGAACAAGGAAGTGGTTGCTGAACAGCAATCATGGAATCGTGTGGCTCAGGCAGCGAAAGCTGGACAGACGAGCGAACCTCCTGTTGATTACGCTCAACGTATTGCTAATGCAAAATCCACGGACGAAGTGATGCAACTACTGGCCCAGGCGCGAGCCGAAGCAGAACAGTACTAATCACTCCCCTTAGGATTCACATTCTTTGGGGCTACCCCTAAAGGAAATTATCATGGCAATCACTCTTACGAGTAACCTGTCGACTGACCAGGCAGCATACGACCGTATTGCGTATTTCGCTTTGCGTTCGGAAATGTTGTTCGATCAGGCGGCAGACGTTCAAGCAACCAACCAGTCAATGCCTGGTTCCTCGGTGATCTTCACGATCTTCAGCGAACTTGCAGCAGCGACTTCAACCCTTGCAGAATCAACTGATCTCACCCCTGAAACTATGGGTGACAGTCAGGTGACTGTTTCTCTTGCAGAGTACGGCAACACCGTGAACACAACTGCTCGACTTCGTGGAACTTCGTTCTTGGATGTTGATGCAGCAGCAGCGAACCTTATCGGTTACAACGCTGGTGACTCATTGGATCAAGTTGTTCGTGAAGTTCTTGCTGGTGGAACCAACGTTGCATACGGTGGCGGTGGATCATCTGATCCTTCAAGCCGTGTAACGGTTGCAGCAGAAGACATCATTGAAGCCAACGACATCCGTAAGCAGACTGCTGCTCTACGTGCTGCAAACGTTGCAACCTTCAACGGTTACTACATGGGTTACATCCATCCTGACGTGTCATACGACTTGCGTCGTGAAACCGGCAACGCATCATGGAACGCACCTCACGTAGCGGTTGACACAGCAAACATCTACAACGGTGAGATCGGAACCTTTGAATCAGTACGATTCATTGAAACCCCTCGCGCCAAGGTGTTCACCAACGCATCAAACGGAACCAGCACAACTGGAACGATTGACGTGTATTGCACACACATCATGGGTCGTCAGGCGTTGGCTAAGGCTTACAGCCAGATTGACGGAAATGGTGTTGTACCGAAGATCGTTCGCGGTCCAGTGGTTGACTCGTTGATGCGTTTCAATCCAATCGGTTGGTATTGGCTCGGCGGCTATGGCCGTTTCCGCGAAGCTTCGTTGCGTCGCATTGAGTCGTCATCCAGCATTGGTGCAAACGCAGCCTAATTAGTTAGGTTCGTTTAACCCTCCACATTTGTGGGGTGGTCGAGTCCCCTCGCTCGGCTGCCCCACTTTTGTATTTGGTAGTATCTGTTTCATGCCAACGTTTGTTCCTCCAACAGAAAATGCTGTTGTTTATGGTGATGCGTTGAAGCGTGGGATTGAGTGGCGTTTGTGGCGTTTTTATGCTCCGACGTTGCGTGGGAAGAACGTGTACCGGTTGCTTGATGGTTCTTTTGTTGAGGTTCAGCCGAGTGATATGTCTACGGTGAGTCGAGTGTTTTTTGGTGGTCACAGTAATTATGTGTCTGATGTTGAGGCTGATGCGCTGGTTGCTGCTGGTTATAGTGTGTCGTCTGGTGTGTTTGAGGTTGGTTCGTCTTATTCAAGTACCTTAGGGTCTGATGCTGTTTTGGGAGTGTAATGCCACAGTTTAAGAAGTTCACGGCGGAAACTGTTGAAGTTTCTGAGATGAATGATTATCTTGCGTCGCAGGTTGTTGGTACGTTTGATTCGGATTCAGCTCGTAATACTTATTTTGGTTCGGCTGGTGCGTTTACTTTGGTTGAGGGCATGGTCACGTATTTGAAGGATACGGGCGAGTTCCAGGTGTATAAGTCAACAGGGTGGACCACGATTGGTGCTACTGGTTCTACGGGTGCTACGGGGGCTACAGGCGCGTCTGGTGCGACTGGCGCTACAGGTGCGACGGGTCCGACTGGTGCGGCTGCTTCTATTTCTTTGGGTTCGGTTACGACTGGTTTGCCTGGGTCTGATGTTGCTGTTACGAATAGTGGTTCTTCGTCTGCGGCTGTTTTCAATTTTGCTATTCCTCGCGGGTTGACTGGTCCTGCTGGTACGGCTGGTTCTAATGGGGCTACTGGTGCTACTGGTGCGACTGGTGCTGAGGGTCCGCGTGGTGATGCTGCGACGATAAATGTTGGGACGGTTACTACTGGTTTGCCTGGTAGTTCGGTTTCTGTTACGAATGTTGGTAATACGACGGATGCGGTTTTTAATTTTGCTATTCCTCAGGGTGCTACGGGGGCGACTGGTGCTACGGGGGCGACAGGGGCTACGGGTGCTACTGGTCCTTCGGGTTCGGGTTCGGGTGATGCGTTGGTTGGTTCGACGAACACGTTTACTACTAACCAGATTATTTCTGGTTCTACTACGGCAGCGTTGTTGCGTATTACGCAGACTGGTACGGGTAATGCGTTGGTGGTTGAGGATTCGGCTAACCCTGACTCGACACCGTTTGTTATTGATGCGAACGGAAACCAGTTGCTTGGTACAACTGCGTTGCGAAGTGTAGGTGGCAGTTTCCAGACCTCCATAGCAGGACAGATTTTTAATGAGCAAAGTGATACAACTGGTTTAACGGCTTACACCTCTGTTCTGAACAGGAACGATTCAAATGCTCACCGTTTTGTTTTGGGTAGAACTAGAGGGTCTGTTGCTGGTGCTGTAACCACACTTACAAATAATGATGGTATTGCTCAGTTGATGTTTGCTGGTGCTGATGGCACAACTGTTGACCCTGTTGCAGCACAGATTATAGTAAACGTTGATGGCACTGTTTCTACTGGTGTTGTTCCGGGTCGTATTACTTTTCAAACCGCTTCGTCTGCTGGAACTTTGACGGAGCGTATGCGTATTGATTCCGCTGGTCAGGTCGGTATCGGTTCATTAACTGCTGCTGGTTACGGAATTCTTGCTGGCAAAAATATTACTGGTGCAGTTGCCAGTTATGGAATGGTTATTCAGGGTGCGATTCAATCTGATGTAACATCACAGTCAGCAACATTTGTTTCTGGAGTAAATACTGCTGCTGCATCATTTACTCTTGCAACACTTTTGCATTTTTCTGCTTCAGGTGTTTCAACTGCTGGTGCTGGTTCAACAATCACCAACCAAGTAGGTTTTAGAGCAACAAGTTCCATGACAGGTGGAACCAATAACTGGGGCTTCCATGGCGCAATTCCTTCTGGAACAGGTCGTTTCAATTTATATATGAATGGTACCGCAGACAACTATTTGGCTGGTCGACTTGGTGTTGGAGCATTAAATACAAGCGGTGCTATGGCGCAAATCACAAACACCACAGCAGCAGATGCAATTTTGGTTGCCAAAGGTGCAGCAGGACAAAGCGGAGATTATTTCCAACTAAAAAATTCCGCTGGAGTATTAAATGTTTTTTCTGTTAACGCAAACGGAAATACAAACATTCAGGGAAACCTTGAAATTGGAGTAAACAAAACTGTAGATGGTGACGTTTATGTTGATTTGATAGGTGATACAACATATACAGATTATGGTTTGCGTATCCTCAGGGCTTCTGGAGCAAATGGAAATAGTGCTATTTATCATCGTGGAACTGGTGGTGTTTACCTAGTTGCACAAGACGCTGGTGTAGTTGCGTTCAACACAAACAACACCGAGCGTATGCGTATTGACTCCGCTGGTGCGGTTGGTATCGGTGGCGTTCCAGTCGCAGGACGAGGTTTAGTAATCTCCAAAACACACACTGGTTCAACTACCAGCATCGGCGTATTAGCAAGCGGAATAGTCCAATCGGACGTTACTCTTGATGCTATTTATTATCGTGCTGTTGCCTCAACCGCAGCCGCAGCATTTACGGTTACAGCCTTGACACTGTTTGATGCTGTGGGTGTCACTACACCTGGCGCTGGTTCAACAA